CCTATTTTTTCTAGCTGCCATATGCAAACTCGTAAACTTCTTTTCTATTTATACCATAATCCGCGAACAGTTGCATTGTCTTATCTTCGTTATCAGCTATACAAGAACAAAGCAATTTTGGCATCATTGTCTTAAGTATATCGGCCATCTTTTTACGCAAAGCCTTAGTTTTTTCACTATCGCTGTCTAAATACCAATAACGCGAAGGATAGCGAATTAGTGTAGCTATTCTCCCGGCGCATTCCTCTAAAGTTACCATAAGTGGTGGGGCTGGTTTATTTTTAATAGCTCTTTGTTTGCGCTCTTTAAGCCTAAGAACAAATGCAACCTGTCCACCGCGCATTACGTTTGTTAGGTTACCTAAGCCAATTTCTTCAATTAAATCAGTTTCAAAATCATAAGCCGATTGTTCACACCAAAAAGTAGCTACTTTTTCTTTAATTATTTCAAAGCCCGATTGTTTTATAGAATTGATTTTATTGCATTTATGCGAGCATACTCCTTTTGCCGCTTCAGACTCATGCTTGTCTATCCTATTGCCCGCACCTTTGCCAACATAGAATACTTGCCTAGTAACAGGATCAATTAATTTATAAACATACCATTTTGCTTTGTTTTTCATATTATTACTTTATCATGCTAATCAAAAATATAATAAATAGCAAAAACCACCAATATAACTAGAACCCACGTTGGTACAAACATAGCATACACCCCCTGCTACTGTAGATATTGAAGGTTGCTGATTAGATACACCCAAACCGCTATAAATACAACCAATAGAAAAACAAATATTTGTACAAACATAGCACACGCCCCCTTATTTGTAAAGCCCTACCAAAACATCTGCATCGCTGCTGTAGCGCCAAAAAAAGCCACTGCATATAGCGACACCTCAAAGATTGCTTGTTTGATGGTCATGCCTTCACCCCTTTCATAAACTCCCGCAACGCTTCCCGGGTCACCCACGATTGCGAACGGTTGATCTCCTTGCAGTACGCTGCGAACGCTTCAGCCTCACCACCAAGTGGTAACGTGGTGCAGATGGGTAGGTAGTTTTTGGGTTTAGTCATGTGTCCTCCGATAACCCCTTATCGCACACCCTCACCATAGAGTCAATAGGGAAAATAAGAATAATAATGTTTTAGTGTGTATATAAATTTTACACGTATAACTATATATAATATAATAATAAAAAGAGAAACGTGTATGTATGTAGTATATACCCCCCTTAAATTAAGATATATATAAGGGGTGACCCCCCATGCAAAACCTACACGTTGCCATTTTATTCTTAAATTTCAAATTTTAATGCGTGTAAATTTTATTACACGTTTGCGTAAAATGTAACTTTCTTACCTTCACCGCCTACATTTATATCACCCGACTCTATGAGCTGGGTTAGAATCTCATTGCGCTGGCGCTGGTTTAATTTTCTAGAGCGCTGCGTTAGTTGATTCCGCGATATATTAGGCCACTTACGAATCATGTCTAAAATAAAAACAACATCAGATTCGTGCTGTGTATCTGTAATGCTACCAGCAAAAGTAGCTATTTGCAAGTTAGATTGTTCAACAATCGCTATCGCTGTTTCTATTTCATTGATTCCTATAACTTCATCATCACAAAGTATCATCGCCAACTTTTCTGCGTGTTCCGGCGCTCGCGCATAAAGCTGATTAATAGGAAACGGCTCACTATCAAGCTTTTTAATCATTTTCTTATCAAAATCTTCGTGCAATTGCCATGCTTCGGGAGTAAACCTGATTTCTTTTGGGTTGGGGGTTCCGTAATTATCCGATTGTGTGGGATTTTCAGCCATCCAAAATGTTATTTTGTCAACAAGTGCTGCTGGTGGTGGGGCAAATTTGATATTGCGTTGCTTCTCCGGTCTATCCGACGAACTAAACACTAACCAGCGATTTAAGAAGCCATCAATAATCTCACTGCCGCTACATGCGGCCTGCATACGCTCCGGTATGGTTGACCCAAGGCAACATAAATGGGGTTGCTGCAAAATAATTTGAGGGTTTTGTTTTTCGTTGGCATATTGCCTGCCACGAAACGTGCGACCCGCAGCACTAAAAAGCTCCACCATATAATCCGTAATTTCGCGCTGGAATCCTCCGGCATTCTTAGCAGATATATTACTCATAAACCTACCAAGTTCGTCAATGCTAAGCAAGCCAACGCTTCCACACTTATGAATGCCAGTTAGCAACCCTGTACCACTAGTTGGCCTTCCCATCAGGTGTTTCCCAAGTCCACAAGCTTCAGCAAGTCTATCTATGCATTGTTGCGGGTGCTCTTTACCAGCAGCTGTTGGAGCCATCGCAAGCGCCATCATATTGGTGCGCAGGTTTGTTCTGCCGCGCACACGATGACCTTTTAGCATGCCAACAAAAACAATCGCCGCAGCAAGCGATAGCACCGGCTGTGGTCGGATAGATGTTTCGGTAATCCAATCAGCTATTGCGCCAACAAGCCCGACAACTTTAATGGCCACCTCTTTTGGCTTTTTCTTTTGCTCGAAAATATAACTAATATCGACAGAGAAACCAGCGTCCTCTTTTACAGCTGGCAACCAACCGCCCTGCTTTGCCATATAGACAAGCGTACCAATCGTTACTCCATGCCCGCTAAAAGAGCGCCACGCAGATTGTGCGTCGTTGTGGTTATAGCGCTTGCCAGCCTTCTGGCTCCAGTTGTGCCACAAATGACACGCTGCGTCACCAAACTCATCACGCAACGCCATACCAACCTGCACCCACTCATCACGTGCGCAATCGCTGGTTACATAATCCAACATTTCTGCGGCTTGAGATAAATCCACCTTGTCGTTATATTCGATGGGCGGAACCCATGCGCGCGTAGCTGCTTTCGGGTATTTCGCATCCATGAATGTAAAAAAGTTCGAATTAATCTCAGGAAGATTTTCGAAGTTATCACCGTCAAGCCAAACATAATTTAAGCCAGTTTTGCGATGCGGCGAGGGTGGGATTGTTGTTAGGCGCTTATCGCTAAGTAGCTCACAAACACCACCCCACGAATGTGAACGCTCGCCATTGTATTTATAGAAAGCAGTAAAGCCCTTGCTGCCAACCTTGCGCAATGGAGTTGCGCCCGCCAAGGTGTAAAAAAGGGCAGTGTCGTCCGTGTCAATATCTAGGCCAATAACGCCGGACTGTTTCCCGCAGAGAAGCGCATATTCTTTATGCCCCGCCTCATCCCATCCACGCGCCTCATCTTGTGTCGGCATAGCATCATAATATCGTGACCATTCAACCTGCGGGACGCCCTTGCGCAATGGGATAACGCACAACCCTTTAGCGAGAAAATCTTGGTACATATTAAGCCCCCTTTTTCTTGAACTGAAGAATCAAAAAGCGTATAAATGTGCTCTCCGTCATCCCCAGCTTTTTCGCCTCCTTTTTTACCCACGCCACAACATCACCCGTAACGTAGGTCACAAGCCTTTCTTCATTTTTCATAAATCCTCCTAAAAAAATATTTGACAAGCACAAACTAACGCTATATTGTGCTACTTGTCAAGTGACAATAACAAATGGAGAAATGACAATGACAAATGATGACGAAGAGCGTTTTATATACGAACAGGTAATAAGTGCACGTGAGCAAGTAGAAATACTTCGCAAACAAGCAATGGAATTACAGCTTAAGCGTAACCGTGCCGAGAAAATTTTATCCGATGCTGAGCAAGCTGCGCTAGACTACATGACCGGCAACGGCATTATCGAAAGCGAAAATTTCCGCATTAAAAAAACCGAAGTGATCGACGTGGCCGGTGAGTTTCCTGACGAGTTTGCGCGCATTAAGCGCGAGCCTGACAAACGCAAAATTGCAGCCGTAAAACCGGAGGCTAATTGGTACACTATTAAAGAGAATGTTCATATTCAATTGAGGAGTGCATAAGATGGATCATTTTGTAATGTTGCAAGCCTTGATCTCTGACTACAGGAAACAATGTGATCAACTTAAGATAAGTTCGACCGATGCTGTCGAAAGGGAAATTTTGGATAAGGTTGTGCTTCGCGCGAGAGATGCGGCACAGCTTTTAAGTGATGCAAAAACTCAATATGTATCATCTCTTAAATACTTTGAAGCCGCAAAAAAACTGAGGAGTGCATAATATGGAATTCACAGAAATCAAAACCGGCCAATCAAAAGATATGCCAAAAAAAATGGTTATTTATGGCGTGCCAAAAATTGGCAAATCACGTTTTGCTGCACAAGCCGACGATGTGTTTTTTATCAACATCGAAGGCGGCCTAGATTATGTTGGCAAAGAAGTTCGCAGCACTCCTAAGCTAGTAACGCACGAAGAAGTAAACGCTTGGCTGAAGCATATTTATGAAACCGATTCGTTCAATGCTGGTTTAATTGCAGTAGATTCATTGGATTGGCTGGAATCGCTGGCACGCACGAAAGTTGAAAAACAGCACGGCAATGTTAGCATTAACGACAAAGCTTATGCAGCGTTTGCTTATGGTGCAGGTGTAGCAATGGTTGCCGACGAGGCAATGACTACGCTTCGTTGGATTGACGCCATCATCAAAAAGAAAGGCATTCCTTTTCTTCTTATTGCACATGGTCAAGTGCGCACAGTTGATCTGCCAACGCAAGACCCATATAGCCGTCACGAGCTAAAGCTCGGTAAAACGCTCGCTGCCAAAATCAACGAGTGGGCAGATTTGATTTTATTTGCGGACTATTCCTTCCATGTGACAAAGGACGGGAAGACATCTGAACCGAAACCAACCCTGTTCGCAGGGGGTAGCGCAGCGTTTGTCGGAGGCGGTCGCATGCGTTTGTCTAAAGAGCTTCCACTTGACTATAACCAACTGAAGAAGGAAATTTGCAAATGAGTGACATTGATTATGGTTTCACGTCAACCGATGACGTAAAGTACGACGCTACAGGGCTTCCTGTAGGCACTTACAAAGCAATGATTATTGCTGAAGAGCCGGACACAAAAGGTCGTGGTGTAGTTGTCAACTATGAAGTTGTTTCTGGCGAGCATAAGGGAAAGACCGGGAAAGTTTGGTATTTGACCACGCACGAAAACCCGACCACTTCCAACATTGCCAAGCAAAACATTAAACGTATTGCTGATGCAACTGGCAAATCGGTTAGCGCACAAAGCCCGCTCAAAAACCGGGTGCTTACAATTACGGTCGCTCCTCAAAAGAATGACCCAGACCGCACCGAAATCAAAAAATATGCGCCGGAAAACGCGGCTGTATTTGATGAGATTCCTCTATAATGCTGCGTCAATATCAACAATCTGCTGTTGACGCTGTGCTGGCGTGGGTAAAGTATAAGCCCACGCCAGCCATTGTATCTATTCCAACTGGCGGTGGAAAATCCCATGTTATTGCGGCTTTGGCGAAGCATTTTTATGAAGT